AGGATCTGCTTCATGAACGCGCTGGGGAGGGAAGGCGGGGTTGCAAGACCCGTCCAAGCTGCGTTGGAGAAGGCTTTGAACGAGATGCGGTTCCAGGTGTCGGTGACGATGGCCATGGTGTGAGGTTCTCTCTTGGGGGCTTAGCTAAGCCCGAGGAAGTCGATGCTGGACTGGCGGACCTGGATTCCCTGGCCCGTCTGGTCGTTGCACTCAAGTCGATACGTGCGAGTTTCAGGGCCTCCCGCGTTCGCGGGGAGGAGGATTTGGGTCACGAAGGAAATGACCTTCTCCCACGAGGTGGTCGATGCCACGATGGTGAAACCCGCGTTGGTCCCGCTTCCCGCGCCTGTCTTGGGGCCGTAGACCACCGCGCCACCGTTCGTGACGTCGACGATCTGGTAGTTGAGAATGCCAGTTCCCGCCACCGTCAGGCGTGCTTGGAAGGTGACGCGCACGGTAACGAACCGGGATCCGATCTTGGGTGCGTCCCCGTTGGCCGCGGTGCATGTGATCACTTGCGACCAAGCGGGACTTGTGGCCAACGTCTGCGCCCCTGCAGTCGTTCCGACCGCCCTCGCGTATCCGCCGACCGAACCCCAAAGGGCCCGCATGTCGGAGCCATCGAGCCCCGTGTGGAGGAGAAGCTGTTGCTCGCCTCCAACGCCTCCGATGTACGCGATCTCCCCTGGAAAGAATGGGCTGGAGGGGCGGGCGGTGCAATACCCCATGAGGAAGGACCCAACTTGGGGGTTGAGGACCGACTCGCAGACCAGAACCGAAGCCGTACCATCGTTCGCCTTTGCCTCGATGCTGATCCCGTTCAGGGATTCTCCGCGGACCCCGATGTTGAAAACGCTCCGACCGTACACCCCGTAGCCCGCAGAGCTGTCTCCGCGAACGCCACCAGTGTCACCGTCTCCGCGGACCCCCGTTCCAGCCGCCGCATTCCCATCGATGGCTGGGTTGGTACCCGTAGCAACAGTGGATGAGATGCCGATGGCACCACCGTTGCTCGCAACTCGGATGACGCTCTGCCCGCTTGATGCGGAAATTGCGTTGATGCAGCTACCCGCGGAGATTCCCGCCGCGATCTGCTCGAGGTACATCACCTCGAGGCCCGATGTGCTGCTTCCTGTGGCGATGATGGTACGGGCGTTGCCCGTCGTGGTGAACCTTGCCCCTTCCGAGGGGGCTGTGGTCACGACCCGAAGGCCCAACTGGCCGTTGATCGTTCCGCCTGAATGATCAACTCGGATGCCGTCCGAGTTTCCGGTTTGCTGGATGTAGACGCCACGGGAGCTCGTGGCGCAGTTGTTCATGGTGACGTGGAGACCGTGGCCTCCCGACGAGTTCATCTCGCTGCGAAAGGAAGATCCTGTCGACCCTCCCGTAAACTTGGTCGCCCAGAACCCGTTTCCTGCTCCCAGAAGGGACCCGATCACCAAGGACCCGTTGGACGCCCCCGGGTTGATCCGAATTCCGTGGCCGGTGACGTTGGAGATGTTCACCGCCGACGAGGTTCCCACAGGGACCTGGGCGAGGACGTCGAGGCCCTGCCCGCCCAAACCCACGTTGTCGATCGTCACGGCTGGGGATGCCGAGACCGTCGAGACCGTCAGCCCCGTCTGGGCCTGGCTGTTGAGGATGTCGACGCCCTCGATTTGAGTGCGACCATCGGGTCCCGTCTCGACGGGATGAGGGTTCACCCCTGCCACGAAGCTGCCGAGTGCCAGCCAGTTGGTGACCCAGTCCGTGATCTTGTTTTGCTGCGAATTTTCGTGTTCGGCCGCGGTGGGGTCCGCAGCTCCCGGCCTGTGCCCCGAGTTCGCAATGGCAAGCGACGGCACGACCTTCATCGGGCTTCCCACGAAGGGCCCGTTGTCGTAGTTGGTCAGGTTCGCCCAGATGCGAGGAACGGTGCCGGGTTTGACTGCCATGGTGCTGCTCCGAGGCTACAAAGAGGGGGTCAGGACAGCTTCGCCTGGACGAGCAGGAGACGCCGCACGAGCTCCATCCGAGCTCGAAGCCCCAGGCCCCTCACCAACGTCCTGGCCGTCAAGGCCGCCCGCACAGGCCACAGGGCAGCCACGATCGTAGCCACCTCGATCGCCTTCTCCAGGCTGGGCAAGCCGTGCTCCAGGAGCACAGGATTCGAGACCGTGACGTCGAGCGGACCCCAGGGCTTTGCTTGTCCCCGCATGTCCCAGAGGATCCAGGTGCGTTCTTCGGGGGGTGCTGAGACCCGGTTCACGGAGACGCGGAATCTCCGGCAAGTTGTGCTGAAAGAAACCCCACGGTCCGCCCCCTGCATCTCATCGGCAAGATCCACCCATCCCAAGGGTTTGAGCTGGGAGACAAGCCTGGCTACGGGTTTGGAGTGGGCCCACATCTTTGGAAGGGTACGGAGGTTTCGAGGGGTTCGCAGGGGTCAGATATTCTGGACACTGGCGTAGCCAGCGACGTCGCTGGGAGGGGGCGGGCCACCAAAATGATCGAACCAACCTGTCACGAAGAACTCCACCCCCTCCGTGCCGTACACGGAGGTGTACGAGAAGACCTTGGCATCCGCGACCAGCACCAAGCCGTTGTCGCCGCAGACACTAAATCCTCCGCCGAGGGGGCTCGGCTGCTTGGTCATGAAGTTAATTGCGTCTTTGGTCGCGGCGATGTCGACCCCCGTGATCTTGATGATCCACGCCTTGGGATACTCCGGGATGAACTCCAAGGTCGCCCCAGGGATCAGGATCTGGAAGATCACCAACGCCTGGTCCGCAGCTCCCCAGCTTCGGTTGAGCAAACGCTTGGCCCTGATGAACAGGCGGTACGTCGTGTCGTTCTGGCCGTTCCTGGAGATGTTCGTGTACGGACCCCAGTGCTCGTCCAAGAGCCACCCCGAGGCTGTGGCGAGGGGGTACGAGACCTCTACGAACTCCACGAGCGCTTGGGACACGGCATCCATGCCGGCGTACCACTGGCTCATCGTGATGTTGAAGAGACTCCCCACCTTCCTGCGGAGGATCGTGGGGACCTTCGGCAGGAGCTCGTCGACGTATTTCCCAAAGATGGACATGGGGGTTTGCCCTGGAGCTCAGACGATCGTGGCGAAGACGAAATCGATCTTGGCCCGCGCCTTGAACCTCGAAGTGAGCTGGATGCTGGCTGACTCCGCATCCGGGTCGGGATCGGGCCATGCCGGCTCGTAGAGGTACGGACCGTTCTCGGGACCCGTACCAAGGGAAACCGTGAAGTTGGCGACGCCTCTCGGCAGCCCGTTGGGGTACACGGAGATCGGCAGCTCGTTGACGCGCACGCCGTAGGTGTTCCCTGTCGGCTGCAGTGCCTCGATGAAGTTCACCACGTCCTCCCGGAGCTGCGTCAGGGGATCCCCCGTGTTGGGCCAGTCGGGGCCGATCGTGATGAGCATGTCCACAGAGATCCATGCGTCCGCCAACAGCGTGTAGTAGAGAGTCTGGTTGTTCCCCACCGCGTCCTGGATGACCACAACCTGTTCTCCGTTTGTATCGTCGCCCGCGGCTTTTGCCCTCCAAAGTGCGTTTCCGAGGTCCGTTGGGTTCACGTCGGCGTTGGCCACGATGCGCAAGGAGTGGGGCTTGTTGTCGACCGGAGGTGGATCAGGAGTGTCGTTGGGGTTGTACTCGACGCTGCAAAAGGTCAAACCCCCTCCGCCAATCTCGACAGGAGAGAGCATGATGGCCCGGACCGCGTCAGGAGAGCCGCCACCAAGGCCACGTTGGGTGACCTGGTGCCTCGCCCGGAACTGACTGTCCGTCTCGCGCAGACGTCCGGGGGTCGCCGGGAGGATGTTGACGTAACCCACCACTCCCGCGATCGGAGGCCCCAGCCGGAGGGACCCGAGGTTCGCCGTGGTGGGGCCGACGACCGGGGCTGTGGACGTTGGGGACACGACCGCAGGGAAGGCAAAGAGGGCTGCGGGGGCTCCCGCGCTCGTCACCGTCAGGGGGAAGGGACCGCCGCCTTGGGTCTCCACCACCATGATCGTCAGGCGGTTGGGGGAGCTCGGGTTGATGCCGCCGTCGAAAGCCTGCTGGGTCTGGGCCAGGGCGTTGATGGCGTCGATGAGGCCGAACTTGGCCTCGACCCCTGTATCCCCGTTGGCCACCGGATAAGAGGCTGGGGTTCCATCCACCTCCACCGTGAAGACCTGGCCGTCGTACGAGCCAGAGGCGAAGTTGGTGAGGTCCAGGCCGTAAGAGTCACTGGGGAGGGCAGGGATCACCACAGCCCCCGTGGTGAAGAAGGCCACTCCCTGGGGCTGCGTGCGGATCGCTTGGGCGATGGGGATGTTGGAGCCGGGTGCCCCGTAGACGTAGACGTTCGCCGTGCTGGGGGTGGCCTGGACGCGCAGGAGGATGTCAGCGAGGAACTGGTCCAAGGCCACGCCGATCATGGCCGTAAACTTGGAGTTGCTCACCGCTTCGCTGGCGGCCTGGGACGCCAGATCCACGCCTTGCGTGATCATGTCCACGAAGTCCCCGAAGAGACTCCCGGGGTCCGTGTTCAAATTGGCGATGCCGCGAAGGGTGCGGATCCGCTGAGCCAGGGCTCCCCGCCATTGGGCGTAGGTGGGGATCTGGAACCCAGTTCCGTCGTCTCCGATCGTCAACCCAAGGAAGGTGATCGCCATGGTGTCCCAAGGCTACGGGGAAGGCAGGTCACCCACCGGATTGGACGTTGACGCTCTGTTCCGTGCCGTCCGCTCGCAGGAGGACCGCCGTCCACTGGAGCACCCGGTTGATCGGGGAGTAGGACAAGACCCTCTCGCTCAGGATGCCCAGGATGCCTGGGGTTCTCTGCCGGACCTCGGAGAGCACCGCGTTCATCGCCAAGATGGCGTTGCTCTGTCCCAGCACCAGGCGATCGTAGGGCACCCCGATGTCGATGTTCCGGAGCGTCTCCCCCTCGAACTTATTTGCCCGATAAAACGCGGCATTGGCGACATCATCTCCGTCCAGGGATCGGCCGTCAGGTCCTTCGACGATGAGACCGGGCTGGACCTCGACGAGGTCTCCGTTGGGGTCAATGAAGAACTCCCCAGTGCGCTGGTCGAAAACAGGTTCGCCGGGGTTGTAGAGGACCGTGGGCACCCTTCGAGGCTACGTGGAGCCTGTCAGAACGAGAACGCGGGGGTAACCTGGGTCCGTGAACCGCTACACGTTCCTCGCCATCGCCTTCTCCTTCTCAACGCTCTTCGCCTGCGACCAGAAGGACCTGACTCCCTCCGAGATCTTCTCGGCCGATCCCAAGGATCCTCCGAGTCCTCCCGTGAAGCCGCGCAAGGCGGGGGACGGTCCTTCGATGGCTGTCGTGTCCGACGGATCCGAGCTGGGCAAGATGTTCGGGTCGTGTGGGTTCGAGGGTGGAGACCCGCTCTACACCTCCTACGAGGAGTGGCTCGGAGAGGGGCCCATGCGGTACATCATCCTCGAGACGCGGGTGTACACGACTGAGAAGAACGACGCCTGTGTTCGGGCGTGGTTCGAGTCGGCCGGTGCCTACCCGATCGGGGTCGGATCGTCGGAGTCCGGCAGCGAAAGCACCAACTCTTCCGAGTCGGGCACCACCGGCTAAACCTCGTTGGTTCGATACCAGGGGGTGGCGTGGACAGTCACGCCACCTGCCGAACCCGTGACCGTGAACGAGTCATTGTAGATCCGCTTGAACGGGCCGTACCCGTTGAAAACGAACTGGTCGGCCTTGAGGTACACGGTGCCGGCGGCCGTGAATGGGTGCTGCAGGATTTCCCCCGTTCCGCCGCTGGACACCCCGATGCCCACGGTTGTCGCCCCCGTGACCGAGATGATCACGCCGAGCAAATCGACGAACTTCGTCGGATCGCTGGGGGTGGTTGTCAGGGTCGCGGTCGCGGCACCGACGGCCGAGGCGGTTGCTCCGAACTGAACGGTGACCCCGAGATCCTCGTTCTCGGTGGTGGCGCTAAACATGGCTTGGAGCGCAGACGCGACGAGGACCGACAGGGGGGTGTTGCCTGTGTCGAGAGGTGCGAGGATTTGGGCAACACTGGGGATCGCACCGCCAGCCGCAGCCGTGATCGCCGCCGAAGCTGCCGTTTGAACATCAGCGTCGCTCGGGAGAGCGTTCACGGAGGTTTGCAGCGTGGCCAGGTTTGCGGCTGTCGCCAGTCCCGTCTGGATCTGGGCCACCGATGGGATGCTGCCACCAGCTTCGGATACAAGGGCAGCCTCACAAGCGGCCTGGACATCCGCATCGGAGGGGAGGTTGGCAGCCGCGATCGCATCTCCTGCGCCTTGTTGGGCTGCAGCTTGGACCTCGGCGGTGTCAGGAAGATCAGCGGCAACGATGGCCGCTGCCGCCCCCGTTTCCGCGGCCGTTTCGACTTCGGCCGTGGTCGGCAGATCAGCCGCAGCGATGGCAGCCGTGCAAGCAGATTGCACTTCGGATGGGGTGAGCCCCGTTGTAGATCCATTCCAGGTAGACATGGGGGAGCCTCAGTTCTGGACCACGATGGCAAAAGCAGTGCACTGGACCGACGCCGTGGCGTCATCCACCCGCAGGTTGATGGCTTCGCCTTGGTTGGGCACCCAAGTGTGCAGAGTCCCTGCCGTGATGGACAAGGGGAAATTGGCAGGGAGGATCAAGCCCCCTGAGATGGGCCCCAGGATCGTGAAGGTGTTGCCGCTCCAAAGGCTCCACTCGATGTCTTTGTCCGAGTGAAGCAGGAGGTAGGTGACACAGATCTTTCCAGGACCAGGGGAGCCCGCGAAGACCTCGTAAGCCGTGGAGCCCGTGAAGGTCTGCGTCTGACCGAACGTATCCGGATAAACGAGATTGTAGATGCTCCCACCAGGAGAGGTGGCCGTCGTGATGGCCGCTTCTGCGGAAGTCTCGACCTCCGCTGGCGTTGCCCCAGCGGAAGGTGTGTTGGGGTTCCAAAGGGCCATTTGGGGTTACTCCAACGCTCGCCAGAAGATGTTGACAGAGACGGCAGTTCCGGGGTCCGCGATGTTTGCCACTCGAAGCGTCACCAGGCGGCAGCTCGAAACGTCGTACTCCAAGCCCTCCCCCGCAGGAATCCCCGTGTCGATCGGGGCTCCCGTGATGAGGACGGGGAGCTGCTGGCCCTGCCACAGGGCTGGAGTCGCCACGTCGATGAGCTGGATGTCCAGGCTCGTCCCTGTGGCCACCGTGGTCCCATCGGCCTCGTAGGCAACGTAGGAGGCTCCCATGCGAAGGACCCCCTGGACATTGGCGCAGATCGCCACGGGCGGCGTGGTCTGTTCTGCAGCCCAATCGTCGTCGGCGCCGTCTGCGATCTGGAACTGTCGGAGGAGTGCCGGGACCTGCATGCCCCAAGGCTACAAGTGGCCCTGCTGGAGCAGGTCTGCCACGGCCGGGAGCAACCCCGAGAATGTCCCATCCCACCCTGGGATGACCTGCAAGGTTCGCAGGACCTCGATGATCCTGGCCCTCTCCTGTTGGATGCCCAGGTCGAGACGGTCCTTCCATGGGTCCCGCATGAACATCTCCCCTTGGTCGTGCTGGACGGAAACGACGGCCAACCTCGCGCAGGTGATCTGCTCGATGACCTCCCCGTCGACCGTGAACCGGATGTCGAGGAGTTTGTCTGGCGCTGCCTCGAGGAGCAGGGGCCAGGAGGAGAGGGCTTCCAAGGCGGTTGGAACGTCGGTCATGGCCTGGATCCTACGGGAGCGGGATCGGACCATCGACGACGGCCTTCAGATCGCCCATGGGTTGAAGAGCTGCGATCCAGGCGGAGAAGACCGCCTTGAGGGAGGCCCCGTTGTCGATGGCCGGTGGGGCCAAGGGCACCCACACTGCGATGGCGTTGGCCAACGCCTGAAGGTTTGCCAGGACTTCGTTCGCGCAGGCCACAGGGTCGGCCGAGTTGTCGCTCCCGAGCTTGAGGCTGGCGCTTGGACCCCCCGCCGCGATGACCACCGTTCCCAGCTCGGCCGGAGATGGAATGGTCGCCCCTGAGAACTTGCAGGTGGCGCTCCCATCCTCCGCCCCGATCCAACACGTTCCCGTTGCGTTCGGCGGAGGGACCGCTTGACCCGGCTGCGAGCTTGAAACCCGTCCCCCCGCGAACGTCACCGTCGTCCCGTACTGGTGCCCCGTCGGAATCTGGGGGGTTACTGGCTGGCCTGTCTCGTAGTAACCCCAGACCGGCCCGTCCGTGCACAGGGTGACCACGGGATCTTCGGGCCTCAGATCGAAGTGCATCCCATACCCACCCCCGCGAGGGATGATGATGGGGCTGTCGACCACCCCCGGCTCTTCCCTTGGGATCCGGTCCATGCCCAGCAGGCGCACCATGAGAGTAACGCCGGCCCTGGTGGTCTCCCGCGCGAACGTCGAGACCTTGCCGGCCAAGGCCACCCGGAACGTCTGCTTGATCTTGTTGACCGCGGGGTCGACGATGTTCCGGACCAGATGGATCTCCGTAACGTCGTTCTTGGTCTGGTTGGTTGGTTCGATCATGAAGGCTCCACGATGGGACGCAGGAGCATCCGGGTCGTCCACTCACCTTCGCCTGTATCCCCGCCATGCGTCACCTCATCCAGGCGGTAGTTCCCCGGCGGCACGTTGGCCTGGTTGATCTGTTGGATGGTGGGGCTGAGACCCTGGTTCACAAGAGCCAGACCGCCTGGGGTGAGCGTCACGAGCCGCCCTGGCCGGAGCCTTGGGCAGAGCAAACACTCCGCCACAACGCGTCCTCCGTCGTCTCGCTGGGGTGGACTCAAGAGGATGTCGGGGAGTTGGATCTCGTCTGTGATCCACGGAGGGGGGGCAGAGGGAGCGCTGACTCCTTCCCGACCGCAGACCCAAATCTCGCGGTCGTCGACGAACCACCGCATGGGGAGGTACTGCATCACGGCTCGAAGTTGATCGAGCGCCTGCCCTCCGCTGACGTGGTACGGGGAGTCGAGCTTCGAGTCGCCAAGCAAGGCGAAGATCGTCGTCGGGCTCAGGTTCCCTTGGCCGAGCCCTGCGATCTGTCGGAGGTAGTTGATGAGGTCGAAGGTCGCAGCTCCTGCAGGAAAACTCTGGAGAGGAAGCCCCAAAAGCTGCCCGTCCAGATTTTCCGCAGCCGTGATCGTGGTGACCAGGGTGATGAGGTCCGAGTCCGGAGAGGATCGCACCCTGGCGCCGATGGCCTTGAAAACCCGGCTGACAGTTTCATCGTAGCCAGCTTCCAGCTCCATCACGAGAAACCCTGCAGAGAGGGCGTCGGCGCCATCTTCCGCGACCACGGAGGATTGGAGACCCGCTCCGACCAGGAGGGAGTCGAGGTCATCGATCCTGCGGGTCTGTGCGGCCTCCAGGAGACCAAGGGCGTCCGGGGGCAAGTTGTACACCGTGACGGTGAACTCCCCTGGGTTGTCGTCCATGGTCCGCTTGGCGTTGAAGCTCATGCGAAAGCCCTCGTCTCCTCGCATGTTCTCGACCACGATCTGTTGGTTGTCGGCCGTCGTGATCGTCAGGCGTGCTGACCGCGTGATCCTTTCGATCGAGAAGCTCATCGCGGTTTCAGGCTACGAATCGGTGCCCAAAAGTGCAGCCTGGTACGAAGGAAGCACCCAGTCCACAGGGTTCAAACCTGTGGGGATGTAGTAGAGGCCGCAGCCCCCAGTCGTGTAAGCATCAAGCCCGGGCTGCCCGCGGCGCAGCGGGTCGTACGACATGATGGCCCCCAAGGGTCTTCCGGGCGTGGAGATCCCCAGGAGGCAGTCCGTACGATCTCGGACCCAACAACCACGGGCCAGCACCGTAGAACCTGAAAAGAGGTCCAGGGTCCAGATCCCTGCCTGCGGCATCCACCGCAAGGTGATTCCGAAGCTCGGACCAGGGTTGTCGAGTTGGACCCTGTTCGTGGACTTGAAGTCCCCAGGAACCCGAGCGAACTGCAGGATCTTGGCGTTGGCGAGAAAACTCATTAGGACACCGCATTCAGGGGAGAAGGGGAAGCCACAGAAGGACCGCCTCCGCCACCAGCAGGAGCTCCTCCTGAACCATTCAGCGCGAGAGCCTGGGCCGTTGCGTCGGCGATGCTGAGACCCGCCCGAAGCACTTCCTTGCAGGTACAGCGGTAGACCCCTTGATCTCCCATGTCTGCCGTCGTCGTCGCCGACCAGTCAAGAAGGATGACCCGCTGGCGGCCCACCACCTTCGAGACCAGCTCCATCTCCTCCCCCGACTCGATGAGGCCCTGCATCCGGGCCTCGAAGTCCGCGACCCTGGTTGCGAAGTCGAGGCCCGTCAGCCCCTCGAGCTTGCTCAGGCCGATGTCGAGCAGGCCACCAAGGATGGAACTACCAGGTCGGCCGATGTTCTGCTTCTGCGGGAGGCCGCTCACCGCACCTTCCACGGTGAAGATCCGGGCCAGGCGGAAGCTGTGGTCGGAGATGTTCGTTCCCGCCCCGACCCTCCGGTCCGTGTACTGCCGTTGGCCGCCACGAGACACGGAGACTTCGGCATCGAAGGCCAGGCCCCCGAGCTGGAGCAGGGGGGCTGAGAAGAGCCGTCGCAGGATGGTCAGGGCGCTCGCCACATGGGGAGGCTACGGCTCAGGCGGGCGGAGGGCCCAAGGGAAGGGCTCGTGCTGGGGGAGGGTGTGGTCCCCGTCTGGATCGTCCAGGATCTGGTGGAGACGCTTGTGCTCTTCCTTGGCGGGCCACTGCTTGGGGTCTGGGCGCTCCTCGTGGCGGGTGAGAACCGTTGGGATGTAAGGGTCTTTGGTCGACATGGTCGGGTTCTCCTCTCTCAGTGCACCGTCGGCTGGGGTTGGAAGACCGCATCCAGGTAGCACTCCGCGATCTGGGCGGGGTGCAGGTGGCGCCCCCGGTGGACCTTGGGGAGGTGCTTTCGCAAGCGGGACATCCTCTCCAGAAGATGTTCTGGTGAACGAGCCAGGTTCGGGTTGCGGTCCAGAACTGCGTGGGGGGTGTCACCTGGACACCAGGCCAAGCACAGGTGGATCCTCCTGGTCCGGGCAGACGGATGTTCCTTCCGGGCCTTGGGGTGAAGCACAGCCCTCAGCAGACCCCGCAACCCCTCACGCTCATCGATCGTCCTCGCGCGCATCTCTTCCTCGCCTTCCTGGTAACCTGATCGCTAACCGTGGCGAACCGTTATTTACAGATGCAGTTTGCATCAACAGAAAAGCGAGGGGACCTGCGGGGAGTGGATTTTGGGCGTAGAGGTACCCTTATGAAGGACAGAGACAGCAAGATGAGCGACCGCGCAGACGACAGCACCAAGACCGGACCGGGTCGGCCTCGGGGACCCCGCAAGAGGGCGCCGCTCGAAGTTCCGACAAGGATCGCCTGGACGGTGCAAGAGACCGCCGCGGCTTGCGGGTGTGGTGCCCAGATCGTCTACAAGGCGATCCGGGAAGGTCACCTACGGGTGAGCCGCTTGGGGAGGCAGTGCATCCGCGTCCTGCCCTCCGAAGCGTTGGCGTGGCTTGAGGGGTGCTTGGTCGACAAGATCACCCCTGGTCTGGACGCCCAGCTCGGAGAGGGAGCGGAAGGGTCCGAAGAGGACGAGACCTGAAAGGTCTCAGGTCTGCTCGGCGGACCGCCGGCTCTTCATCTTCTGGTACTCCTGCTCCTCTTCGTGGAGCAGGTCGAGCTCGAGGCAGCGCTGGCAGGTGGCCAGGCGACGGAAGACCGTGTGGGGTGTCTTGTAGTCAAGATCTCCGAGAATTACCCTCTCGAAAGAGAGGCGCTCGGTTCCTGCTTCGTTGGGGCTGCTTGCGCGTTTCTCGCAAGGCTGACATCCCCTCCACAGGCTGCAGCCCCGGATCCCGGGGCCAAATTCCTCAAGTTGATCGCCGCGTTGTGGTCTCGGTCCAGCTCCAGACCGCACTCCTCGCAGCTAAACATCCTCACCCCAAGGCCAAGTTCGGCCTTCACCACGCCGCAGCTTGAGCAGGTTTTCGAGCTTGGGAACCAACGATCTGCAACGATCACCGGCACCCCCCGCCACCGGGCCTTGTACTCGAGCTGCCTCCGAACCTCACTAAAAGAGGCGTCGGAGACAGCCTTGGCGAGGCTGTGGTTCTTGACCATGCCGGCCACATGGAGGTCTTCCAAGACCAGGACAGACGCCCGCTTGATTATCGAGGACGTTGCCTTGTGCTGGGCATCCCTCCGAATGCACTTGATTCGGTAGTGCTCTCGCCGAAGTCTTTTCTTCGCCTTCTCCCTGTTGTTGGACCCCTTGACCTTCCTTCTCACAGAGCGCTGGAGGTGCTTCAACTTGCGTTCGTGCTTGGCGAGAGCCTTGGGGTTATCGAAGGTTGTGCCGTCGCTCAAGGTGGCGAGGGACTTGATCCCCAGATCGACGCCCAGGACTTCTCCTGGCGGCTGCACAGGGTCTGGGACATCTTCCTCGAGCAGAAGGGAGCAGAACCATCGACCTGCTTCCTCACTCACGGTGGCGGAGAGGATCTTCTTGCCTTGAGGGACGTAGCCCACCTGCTTCATCCGGATCGAACCCAAACGAGGAAGGACGGCGTGGCGCCCATCCTTCGAGGTTCGCACGCAACCTTCGAGCTTGAATGAAGGCTTGGAGGTCTTCTTGGACTTGAAGCGAGGGAAGCCCTTGTTGGTCTCGCCGTTCTTGCACCGTCTGAAGAAGTTCTTGAAGGCTTTTTCCAAAGCCGCATGGGCATACTGGTAGGTGCACTTCGAGACCCCCGCCAGCCAAGGTGCTCCGCCCTGTTCCACGGGGATCTTCTTGAGTTGGACCACTTCGTTGGTGAGGTCGTATGCTGCGGGGGATTTACCTGTGAGCTTGTAGGCTTCGATCTTCCGAGCGAGCCCTCGGTTGTAGGCCCAACGGGCAGCGCCTGCATGTTTTCGCAGGAGGGTGCGCTGCTCATTGTTCGGGTCAAGCTCGACCCGATATGCCCGGTGGACCCTCACTGGCGAGATTTTACTCCTGTTCCCTCTCCCGAGTAAACACCACGCACGATGCGGCACACAGAGGTGGTCTGCCACTTGCCGCCACGAGGGCCCTTGACGCCCTCCTGGTTGAGCAGGGAGGCGATCTTCTTGCGGCTCATGCCCGAACTGTGGAGACCCCGGATGCGGCTCTTGAGAGCCTCCTGGGTGTCGACGACAACGGTGGTGGTCTGGGCGGTCGCAGGAGCGGGTGCGGGATCCCGGGTGAAGAGAGGGATCCCCTTCCGCTTCTCGTCTGGGAGCTCCTTCATGCGCTGAAGGAGCTCGTCGTCCTGCATCCAGCCTCGGGTCTGCTTGGCCAGGAAACCCTGGGCGGCTGCGTGCGCGTGGTGGAAGGCATCCATGGGGAGACCGTCCCGCAGGTTCCCTTCCTTATCGCGGAGCTCCTCCTTGGTGAAGACGGTCCCCAGGAGAGCCACGGCCACCTGGTTCGACACGTCCACCACCTCCATCACCGCCTCCTTGAGCTTCTCGATGAGCTTGGGGTCAACACCAGAAAAGACAGAATGACGTTCGTTGGTCACGGTTAGAAACCGTACACAAGGGGAGACCCGGTGTCAACCTGTAACTGCGGGAGGCGTCAAAAGACGAAAGCCCGGCCACATCGACCAGGCTTTCGCGGACGCGACCAAGTTCCACCAAACGTCCGGCTCCGAGCACCGGAGTCCCACGGAAGGAGGATACCTCGGGCTGGGGCTCAGTCGCCTTGGGCATGGGCGACGATCCGAGCCCACTTCTGGAAGATCTCCGGGGTCATCTGGTCGACGGGGATCCGTTCCAGGAAGATGGAGAATCCCGCGGTGTTCCAGACCAGGATGGCGTGCCCTTCGCGGATCTTGATCTGCATGGACTCGGAGTCGGCGCGGGGAGAGCTGACCTTGGTCTTGGGGGAGGAGCGCTTGCCGAGGACTCGGCCGACGCTGGTGGTGTGCCAGGTGCCTCCTTGTGGTCCCTTGATCCCTTGGGCGTCCAGGTGTTCGGCGATCTTGGAAGAGCTCATCCCTTGGGCGTGGAGCTGGCGGATGAGGGAACGGACGGCTTCCCGGGGGTCGGGACCTTCGGAAGTGATGGTGGTGGTGAGGCTTCCAGTGGTGGAGCGAAGGATCGTGGTCTGCATGGCTTCACGAGAGTAGGGGTGCTGGACCTCAGCGCCCCGGGGTCGACCATACGTGGAAGGTTGTGGTTTGCCGGAGAGTTTTTTGGGGGCACCGAAAGACAAAGGCCGCCCCACAACGGGACGGCCTTCGCGGGGAGTGTTGCAACACCCCCCATCCCCTGACTCCAGGGGACCACGCATCGCGGCGAACCTTCCTCGAGCTCGCTGCGGAAAGTTATACGCTCCCCAGCCCGTGGCTGGGGTGTGGCCCCTACTTACCGGAGGGGGTTCCAGCGACGAACATGATCCTCCGCCGTCCTCCGTTTACTTCGACGTGGACGCCAAAGAATTCCGGAGGGGACGTCTCCCCCGCCAAGATGCCGCGACCCCGGACATCCAGGTTGAAGCAATCGAGCACGGTGTCCCCGCTCGGAACCCGGGAATCTCGGCAGCGCTTGAAGATCTCCAGGGGGAGGAGCACGGAGACTTCGGCCCTGTCGTCCACCATCTTGCCCACATCGGCCATGAAGTGCAGGTCCATGAGCAGGCCCGTGGGGGTTTTCTCAGGCCACGGAGTGCGGATCCGGCCCACAACCTTTCCGTCCTGAATCTCCACCCAACGCTCGATGGGATCCGAGACCGCGAGATCCTCCCCCCCAACGATCTTGCGGTCGACGGACACGAGGGGGAGGCTGCCGTTGCTTTTGGCTTGGTGCTTTTTGCTCCCGTCGAGGTCGATGCGAAGAGCCCCCGAGCCATCGTAGGGGGGCTTGGTGTTGCGGTACGCGGCGACCGCAGCAACAGCGGGGGTGCTGTCCGGGTCCACAGGGAGCTTGGTGCAGGCGGCCTTCAGGCACAGGTAGCCGATGCCGCGCAGCACCGCCCACGGCAGCGTGGGGATCATGGTCTGATCGAAGGACTCCTCCCACCGCATCCCCTCGTACGGGAAGAACGTGTTGGAGGCGAGGACGAACTTGTTGCCGTCTTGGTCCGTGTAGACGATCTCGACCTTGTGGCAGCTCTGCGGGTTCTTTGTGTTGGTCATGGTGACCAGAGGATACGGGGAATTGCAGGGCACGGCAGGAGATCCCGTTTGGGTGAAAACTTCGGCGCGCGGTTCCGTTTTCCACGGTTTCCCGGTGCTGACCCCTGGACAAGTCCCCCTGTGAGGGTCTACAACTTTTTTGCGCTCGGCTGCCAATACTGACTGCCATGAGCTCAGAAGGGTCAGGATTTTCCTGGACCCACAACGGCGAAAGCCCCCTGTAACCAGCAGGAGGCTCTCCGTAGAACCCGAAAGGGGAGAACTGTGAAAGAACCCAATCAAGTTCCGGCCACCGGCGTCTCCGACATTTCTGCGGGCGTCTTGGCCTGTGTTCAAGGTGAAGCTACAGCCCAGCGACCGACAGGTCAAGAGTCGGAAAATGCGCAGGTCACGGATGAAGACCTGGCCCCCGTCTCCGAGCAGGAGATGATCGAGATTCTGGAGCAGGTGAGCGCCCTCCAGAAGGCCAACTCCGAGGCAGCCCGTGAAGCGAACCGCATCGCCGAGGTCGCGGCCTTCATGCTCCACGTCCCGGAGATCAACGGACCCAAGAGCAAGTGCTTCTTCAGCATGGGACGCATGCTGGGGTTCGCCGACGACAAGGGGAAGACCTCGCAGGACATCCGCAAGGCCGCCCCCACCGTCCAGACCATCGAGGACTGGGTCAACTGGCTCATCAAGGACCGCAGGATCGGCATCAAGTTCGGCGCTCCCTGCTACTACGGTGGCCACTTCTTCTTGGCGCAGGACACCACGAAGTGGAACTGCGCGGTCGTCCAGATGCTCACCCTGGACCTCGACGCCAAGATTTGCGCCCGTACTGGCAAGCTCATCTGCGCGATCAAGAACCGGGCTGATCTCCTGAAGGTGGTTTCCTGGTTGAAGTCGAAGGGGATGTTCCTCTTCTTCACGTCGGCCAGCCATGACCCAGAGAACGGCAAGTTCTGCTGCAAGTTCATCCTGTGGTGCCGTCGCCCGATGACCTACGAGCAGGCCCACAAGGTCGGCAAAGAGCTTCGCATCGAGCTCGCCAACGTCTTGGGGATCGTTCCCCAGAAGCGTGTGGCCGGCGAGGTGCACCCTTGGGACTGCATCGATCCCGTCATGGCCCACCCGGTCCAGTGCCAGCTTTCCCCCCGTTGGAAGGACCTTCGGATCGCACAGCAGGCCGAGTGGTTCTTCGCCAAGGACCTTCCTGTGTGGGACCAGGAGGTCTACCTCCTGCGGGCGAATGAACTCATCGCGTCCGAGAAGCTCCAGAAGATCCGCAAGGCCCCCGCCGAGCTGGCCATGAGCCAGAAGTTCGCGGCTCTTGCAGGCAGCGGGAAGGTGGACCCCGCCAAGAGTGCCCAAGAGGAACTCGACAAGCTGGGCGTCATCTTCCCAGGGTGTGGCACCTCGGACGCTTCCTTGTGGCGGGCTGCCTGCATCCTGCGCAACTGGGGGTGGGACGAGCAGGATGCGATCTCCGAGATGGAGGGGCGCTACCCTGGCTTCCCGTACGGCCGGATCCCCCGGAAGGTCAGCGATGCCTTCCGAATCCCGGGGCTCCACGGCTCCTCTCTGCGCGCGGCCGAGGAGGAGGCAGGAGCGGGCGTTGCCCTCGAGGAGTTCTTCGAGGGTGGGGTCAAGGAGTTCGGTTTGGTGGGTTCAGAAACTGCCGATACCAACCCAGGCGGTCCAGTGGTCCAGCACAGCGAGGTGGACCAGGAGTGTGGGGGGCAGAACCCCCAGCCCGCAGATTGCCTTGAAACAGCGTTCCATGAGGTCGCGGTCCAGAGGACACGTAGTAAGAAAGAGAAAGACTCGGCAGTGGACCAGACCTCGCCAAGCGGTCCACGCATCACAAAGGAGGAGGTCCACACTCGCTGGCTTCCCACCCTCGCCACCTTCGCCGGTTTGCCCAAGCTGGTGGTGGTGAAAGCCCCGCCCGGAACCGGAAAAAACGAACGACTGGCGCCCGCCTGGGCGGAGCTCGAGGCTCGTGGTGGCCGGGGTCTCTGTGTCTCCTACCGCCGCAGCTTGACCCGGGCGAACACCGGGAGGTGGTCCAAGGACCCCCGGAGCCGGCGCAAGAACTACATGGACTGCACCGCCCCCATCCGGGACAACGTGGTCGACATCTGCGTCAACTCCTTGGGTTCGATCGCCGACCCCGAAAACCCGGAGAACATGCTGGAGACGATCATGGATGACGTCACCGTGTGGGACGAATGGCAGCAGACGCTCCGGCATGTCTTCTCCAACGGCAGCGAACACGAGCTCGTGGCCCTGTGGAACGCCATGGGGGCCCGGTTCAAGCGGTCCAAGACAAACATCATCCAGGACGCCCACCTCTCGATCGTCGGCCTTCATGCGGCCTTCCTGCTCCTCGGGTGGGACGACCCCCATGGAGAGGACGTGGACGTCCATTTTGTCCGCAGCCGTTGGAAGGCGGACCCCAAGGAGGTCTACAAGTGGCGCTCGGAGGAAGCGTTCCTGCGGCAGTTCATGTGGTCGATCCAAGAGCCGACCTTCCCGGGAACCGAAGTCAGGATTCACGACCTGTTCTTGAGCTCGAGCGCAATCCAGTGCGAGGCCATGCACCAGGCGGTGCTCGACTTCCTCCCTTCCGATGAAGTTCTGCTCGTGACGGCAGACACCATCCGGGACGACCTGGAGGGAGTCCGGGACGCCATCGCAGACCCCCGGAAGTTCTCCCTCTACCGAGTCGTGATCGGCTCTCCGGCGATCTTCACGGGCCTCAGCATCGAGGAGTACCACTGGCGTTGCTGGCTCCACCTGCGGGCCTCGGTGGGAGGGGAAGCTGTCCACACGTCGGAGGACGGACACCAAGCGATGAGCCGACCTCGGTACGCCATCGAGACCCACTCCTGGGCGGAAGGCAAGCAGTGCATCCTGGAGACCAACGCCTCCAAGATCCTCGCGGACATCCAAACCAAGAGCGAGGAGTCCAGGAAGTCCAAGTACATCGTCGGTGCCTACAAGGAGATTTACTCGCACGGGGTGACAGAAATCGCCGTCAGCGAGGACACCCTCACCATCCTCACTGTCAAGGCTTCGATCCTGGCGCACGAGGCTCGCACGGGGGGGCAGCTTGGGGACCGCGTCATCAAGGACAAGAAGGGGAAAATCCTGGCCACGGTGGAGGGGAAGTTCTGGAAGTTCCTCCGCGATGAGCAGAACTGCATCCTGCTCGACCACCCCAACGACGCGATCACGGACCAGGACAAGAAGGCCGTGAGGGCGGAGGTCAAAGACGATCGGGACAAGTCGGAGGGCATCTACGCGGTTCGCATCTGCACGGCGAACAAGATCCCCATCGCCACGGCCGAAGCCTTGAAGAAGGCTCCGGCACCACCTCGCGGAATGGCCGCTGCCATCGAGCGCTCGTTCCTGGAGCACTTCTACGGGAAGGACGCGACTCCCGAGTTGGCTCTCCGGGATCGTCGGGGGAAGGCGAGACCTGTCATCCGGGCCCTCATGCACTCCGTGGGGATCCAGGAGCTGGGGGAGAAGGGAAAGAAGGACGTGGCTCGCCTCGATGCGAAGGCCGTGGACAAGTCCAAGCTGGCGATCTCGGCCAAGTCCTTTGCAAAGGCGCGGCGCATCGTCCTGCTCCTCGAGCACCTGTTCAAGATCAAGTCGCTCAAAAAGGCAGCGCTGACTGGGGAGATCATTTCCATCCCGGGGACCCTGGCGCTCGACGAAAGCGTGGCGGAAGACCTGCGCCGCCACCTGGGAATCAAGGCCACGGAGTGCAACACGAACAGCCCGAACAAGCTGCTGTCGACGCTTCTGTCGCGGGTGGGTCTTCGGTTTGAGAAGACCCCAACCAGGCCCCGTGTTGATGGGAAGAGGGTCCGTCTCTACCGTCTGGACCGCGATCACTTCGAGCAGATGATGGACGATGGGTCTGGGTACTACGATCAGGTCTTCCAGGATCGTCCGGAGCGTGCGACGCAAGTTCCGGTCGACGCGAACCAGTTGGTCAAGGACATCTTGGGCGATGGGGAGGACGTGGCGCCCACCCTGAAGCTGGTCGAGAAGGAGGGGGCGTAACCATGTGCTTGGCCAAGGTCATCCGCACCACCCTCTGCCGGTGGTCACAGAACAACCCGGAGGGGGTCTGGGCCGTGGAGGGTCCGGAGGAAGAGCTTCGCAAGGGAAGCGTGATCCTGCCGAACAGCGAAGGAAAGCCCATCACCGTCGTGCTGGGAACCCCCATCGCCTACCGTGGGATTTGGTACGCGAACTTCATCCGGTACCCAAAGCACCAGGACGGGGGTTCTTGGTGGACCGAGAACTGGCGGGTCGACAAGAATCTCCCGTCATTGACTGACGAACAGGCGGCGAACAAACCCGCCGTTCGAGGGCGAAAGGGAGGGAGGTAGCCCTAACACGTCAAGGATTCGAGGGGCAGGAGAGGGTGGGTGGGTGGCCAAGAACCACTGTCGATCCACCACACCCAAATCTTCCTCCCCCGGCCGATCCTGCGCACACACCCATCGGTGTGCAGACCGATCTCCTTCAAAAACTCTCGGGCATTCTTGTATCCGGTTGTGGCCACCTTTCGGCGAAACAAGGAGGAAAAGGCCGCTGCTTCGGTGGGGTTTTTCGACAGGTGCTCCCCAAGGCTGACCACGATCGGAGAATCCTTCCCTGAGTGTTTCTGCCCCATGGGGGCTACGATCCGGAACCATTTCAGGAGCAAACCGGAAGTCTCCTCGGGAGAGGATTTGATTTTTGGAAATCTCTTCTTGCTCGTAGTGGGGGGCCCCAACCCATGCGCTCGGATCACATCACCCACACACCAAGCCGTCCACAGCCCAAGCGGAGGGGGTCCCTCGAAGCCCTCCCTCTCAATGGTTTGGGCGATCCTCTTCCCCTCCGAGATGCGAACCCCTTTGCCCTTCGTGGGAGACTCTTGCAAAAGCTCTCCGATGCGGCCTACTGCCTCCGAGAATGGTTTTGTGGGTTGAGGATGGAGAGTGACGCCAGGGTCCGACTTCATGGCAAGGAGGAGATCCTCGCCAGCGTGAAACCACTCGTGGTGCAGACGCAGGTGCGCAAACCTCGCGTGCCAGATCTTCTCAACCTCTCTGCCACCAGGAACAGTTGCGAGGATGCGGATGGCAGAAGGGCACCCAGTCTGCATCCCCCTCACTCGCGCTCCAACGTTGGAGGCGTGACCGATCTTGAGGGCTTTCGTGTTGACCTCCTGCACGAAGTAGACCCTGCTCTCCGTAGTGGTTCGGTGTGGCCTGTAGTTCGAGAACTGAGGAAGACGTAGGACGCTTGTGCGGTGCCACAATCCCTTTGGAGGTTTGAGACCCTCTTGGTTGAGGATCAAAGCGATCCTTGTCGCGGAGAGATTCAAGCGCTGAAGCTCCTCGACCCGAGACTGGACATTTTTCGACCACTCCTCCATTTGCTCGGATATCGCCGGTGTTCCCATGCACCACTTTACCACGTGACACAGTTGTTCCGGGTATGGTAGCAGCGATAAAGATGGACACCCTCAATCAACCGCGTGTGTACTTCCCTCCAGACTCCCCCCTTACTCGTCGGGATTGGGAGGAAATGATCTGGGACTCAAATCTGTACGAGATCGAGGGGGATCAAGAGTTCTTCTTCGAGGACGTGGAGTGCTTGGACGAGAACAACGTTCCCGAGGAAACCAAGCATTTCCTCTTCCGGGTGTCTCCCAAGGAGAAGATCGGTTGGCGCATCGATCTCGGGATGCTGTCGGAGGATCTTCGGTCGCCTCCCCCCAAGGCTCCGAGGGACTACACCCGCCTGACCCGGTGGTATGCCACCATTCCCGAGGGACCGCACAAAGAGTCCTTCGTTTACGACCCCATGCAGGGCCGTCTCCTCGAGGACGTGCTGTCTCGTGTGAAGGATATGGGGTGGGAGGAGGCTTCCTCCCACCGTTCGGAGAACAGGATGTTCGACCCCATGGAGGGGGAGAGCCCGTACGAGGATCTCCGGGACCAGGTGGACGAGCACCTCGACAAGTTCGTGCTGCTCACGGACGACCAAAGGGAAGCCTGCCATCTGGCGGCCATCGAAGCCTACGACAAATGCGACATCCTCGGGCCCTCCGAGGATGAGGATCCTGAGTCCGAGGACGATTAGGACAAGAGAGATCGCAATGACCCACCAAAAGAGACAAGAAGCCAAGCTCCGTAGACGAGCCCGAAAGGCCGCCACTTCCGAGGGGAAGTCCCCACCACCCAAGTCGAAGATGCCTCCAGGGGTCACCCTCTCTGATCTCTCTGCGGACCCAGACATGGCGGGAGTCCCCGACGATCCTTCGGGTCCAGGGCAGATGCTCATCATCCACGACTTCGAGGCAGTCGCCAAGGAAGCACTCCAACCCACGCCGCACGGTCGGAGGAAGCTGGCGGCCTTGATGAAGGCCGTCGAAAACTCGCGGATGGTCATGGTCCAGGAAGAGAATCCTGGCCCCTACATGGCGAAGCTCCAGCCGATGCTGTCCAAGGGGCGCAAGTTCTTTGACCACCGGAACCTGTCCGTGACGGAACCACAACCGTGATACTCTGACTCCCCGAAGGCCCCTCGGACATGGGGAGCTCCACGGCCCGGCCCTGCATTCCGCAGGCGACCGGGGGTTGTTGTGTAGATTAATGGCGAACAATGTAGATCTGGTGTAGTATCATGCAGACGTGACGACAACACCATCGTTGGACACCAGCAATCTCCACGAGCCTCTCAGGAAGTGGCTCCTTGATCGAAATCTTCCATCCGTGACGGGCCCCGAGGTGGCCGACTTCCTGGGTCTCGAACACCCCCGCAGCTCCAGTTCCTACCGCCTCATCTCCAGTCTCATGGTCGAGGACATGGGGTGGTCCAGCAAGAGGGTGGCGAAGGGCACGATCTACACACGCCCGCCAGACTGGTGGGTCAAGAACAACCCCGCAAAAACCCAGAGCGCGGGGTTGTCCATCGATGTCACCTCTGGGTTCCCCGAGCAAACCGCCCAAGAGAACGTCGTCCAGAACCTGGAGATGCTGTTGCAGGCCGCCAGGGAGGGCAAGGTCCAGGCATGCCTCGGGGTGGCAAGGGGCGTGGACGGAACGAGCTGGATGATCGCCTGCGGGATGAGCCCGTTCGTGGAGGGCAGCACCACCGCGGCCGAGACGTGGGAGATGGTGGGTCGCCTCGAGGAACTGAAGATGAACATCGCGTCTGGGGGACGTGGCAGCTTCCGGACCTGATCCCCGAGTAACACGAGGTTTGCGACAACCTTGCAGCGCAGGGGGTACCCACAAAGCCGACCCCGTAGGATCATCCTGCCGCCCGTGGTGCAGATAAGTGTTGACTCGTGCAGATATATCTCGTAGTATCTGCACACCATGAAGAATGACACCATTCCCGCATTCCTCACCGTTTCCAAGGCTGCCGAGCTCTCCGGTTACGATGAGGCTGACATCAACACCGCCATCGCGGCCGGTGACCTCCTGGCCGCCGACCCCATCGGCAAGGGCCTCCGCATTCCTCGCCTCTCCTTCGAGGAGTGGATGAGCGGCGCCAAGATCCCCCCGTGGGAGGGCAAGGCCGGCGACTGGATCGAGTGCCCCCTCTACCTCGTGAACACGGCGATCCGGTACGCCCGCCACCCCAGCGACACCTACGACGCGTGGGTGGAACAGGAACACCTGCTCCGGATTCGGGTGCACGCCACGGAGGACAAGATGGAGGTGACGTGGCGGTCGTCCAACGACGACAAGGCGGAGGGCAGCGACCTGGTGGAGTTCACCTTCGAGCTGCAGGACAAGTCGACCATCCACAACGTCTACCAGCTCCGCGAGATGGCAGGGCAGCGCCGGATCCTCCAGAACTACATGGAGGACAGGACCTTCGCCTACACCCCTTGGGGAAGCGTCCAACAAGAGCTCACCTGGGACCAGCTCCGCCGGATCCTGCGGGTCACCCCCCGCACCTTCGTTCCCGACGACGTCCAGGTGATCGTCTCGAGACTCCCCAGCAAGGTCATGGGCATCGACGTGGCCCGCGCCCTGGGGATCATGGCCCCCCACGCAGGGCACTACCGCATGATCTCGGACGCCCTGAAGGCCCTTGGTTGGTCCAGCAAGCGCACGAACAAGGGCTGGGCCTACTTCGCCCCGACCTTCATGGGCCAGGTCCAGAAGCACTTCGGGAGCGCGGAGGAGTAGAATCCGAGCCGCACACGCTAAGCAAGCGAGACCGGATCATGGCTCGCCCCGAAGAGTGCCGAAAGCCCGGACACCTGCATCTCGTAGGTGTCCGGGTTTCTTGTTTCGCCGGCCATCCGGTAGGCTCGCGGGTATTATCTTATCAGGATGGCAAGGGAGAGATCCTCAGCTTGGGAAGAGTACGGGAAGGCGTGGGCGGCCAGGAGGCGCCAGAAGCTCCGAGAGGTCCCAGCAGGGGAGCCCCTGCCTGGGGGCCTCCGCCACGGAACCCACTCCGCCTACGTGGCCGGATGTCTGTGCAAGGAGTGCAAGGCTGCCAGCGACGCCTACAAGGCCCAGCAGAAGCTCCGGCTGCTGGAGTCCATCGTCTCCGACGAACCCCTCCCTGGCAACCTCGAGCATGGGATGTACGCCACCTACATCCTGGGCTGCAGGTGCGATGCCTGCACCCAAGCCAACGCGGACTACCACCGCAGGCGGGAGCAAAAGGCCAGGAGGCCGAAGATCCCCAAGCCTCTCAAAAAAGACACACACGGAGAACACGCCTGCTTCACCGCGGGGTGCCGTTGCGATCTGTGCACAGAGGCCATGAGCACTCGTTACAAGGAGTGGTACCGAAGGTCCTGTGAAAAAAAAGGGGCCACGGCTCCAAAGGTTCTCAAACGGGACACCCACGGAGAACCTGCCTGCTACAACGCAGGCTGCCGCTGCGACCTTTGCACCGCAGCGGCAAGCCAGCGCTCCAGGGAGTGGATGAAACGGCATCCAGGAGTGTCCGCGGTCTACTCCGCAAAGAACCGGAGGCACCGTCTGGAGTACGGCCTTCACCTCGGAGTTCCCATCAAACACGGGGAGTTGGACGCGTACATCAACTTGGGTTGTCGCTGTGAGCTCTGCAAGGAAGCCAACACAAAGCACGTTACGGAAAGTAAGGAACGACGCGTTGCGAAAGGGGGCCCCATTCCCCATGGTGTCTCGGGCTACGGGAACTACAAGTGCCGGTGCGACATCTGCAAGGCCGCCAAGGCCGAGTATGTCCGGGGGTACTGGGCGAGGAAAAAAGTTGAACGGGCGGAAGAGGTAACCTCCCCCCGTGATCCTGCAGATTCTCGACCCTGACCAGACCACCTTCGACGTCGTCGTCGACCCTCTCGCCGTGGTCGACGTCTCCATGGACGGCTCCCCAGAAGCCCCCGTCACAGCAGATGGGGACGGGCTCGCAGAGATTCCCGTCCCCGATGGAGCCCTGCTGGTCTCCACAGACCTCGATGTCCCCGAGGTCTTCTTCTACTCCCAGTACGTCGTCCCCGACCCTGTCGAGCTCGGACCCGACTGGGAGCTCTCGTCGACCTCTACAGCGTCGATCATGGCAGACCTGCGGGCCCTGACCATCGCCATCAACAACGCCACCAGTGGCAGCCTGAGCGCCGTCAACGTCCTGCAGTTCCGCCTCTCCCCAGCCTACTGGACAAGGGGGCAGGATCCCTTCGCGCCAGGTGAGGTGATGACCATCCTGCAGTACCACGAGCAGGTCTACGGCATGGCCACCTACTCCATCATCCGGGACGTGGATGTCACCACCCCCATCGTCCGCTACTTCGACACGCGCGGCAACGTCCTCGTGGTCCAGGACAGCACCATCGCCTGACCAGGGGTGTGTTTTTTGAGCCCCGCTTTCGTACCCTGGCAGAGATGGTTCCTCAAAACACATCCCTTTCTTGCGCGGAGATCCTGCACACCCTTCGGGGTCTCTTGGGCCCGAACTTCGAGTCGGCGATCCTTGGCCTCGCCCAAGAGATCGAGGCTTCGCGCCACTTCCTCCGCCAGCTCCCTCCCCTCGAGATCGATCGTTGGAGCTCCAAGACGACGGCGGAGACCATCCTGTCGGACCTGGACAAGATGTCGCAGGCTCCGCTCGACATGAAGTTCCCGAAGCCCACCGGTGGCGGGGAGGCGCGCATCGCCAAGGTTGGGAAGGTGCAGATCTTCTTCACCCAGCGCCTGTGGGATGATTTCCTGGCGGCCCCCCTCCCGGTTCCCGCGGGAGATTGCGTGGTCGCGTGTTTCCACGCAATGCAGACCAGCCCTTCGGCAACCCTCGTGCTTGGTGTTGCGCCCTTCGACAACCCTGTCATTCGGTACCACATCGAGGGCACGCCCATCTTCGTGGACCGCGAACTTCACTGGGCGTGATCCCCAACCCCACCCAATCCTGGTGGTCGGCCAGACCCGAACCTGTCCCGCCCTCCTGGGCTCGCAAAGGGGTCTTGGCCAGGTGCAAGATCCCCACCCTGCTCAAAGGCCAAGGCGGACACAGGTGCTTCTTTCGAGTCTTCCTGTGGCAGGATGTCCAAGAGTTCCGGGCCTGGTGGGGTGACGGCACCAAGCCGAACGGGGGTTTCAGGCCGACACCCACGAGGTTCAAGGGCACCCAGGTCAAACCCAGCTCATGTCTCGGCACCCTCCACCTGGTCGCCAGCAAGGTCACCGTAGAGGCCGTCGCCCATGAGTGCTGCCATGTGCTGGTGCGCAGACTCCAGGCGGAGAGGCCCACGGCAGCCAAGGTCTTGGAACAGGCGGAGGGGGAGCAGTTCTGGAGCGGACGGGCCGACGAAGAGGTTTGCTACGACCTTGGGCACTGGGTGGCTGCGATCCGCTCCTGGCTGGAGACCAAACACCACTTCGGCAACGAGGGCGCATCACGCCCGGCCCAGCAATTCCGCTGGCGCCGGGTTTTTTCGTTCTGTGGGCCAGAATTTGTTGTGACTCGTTGTACACGAACACAACAAGGTGTATGGTAAAAGCACCATGCTGACGATCAAGGAAGCCGCCGAACAGGCAGGAGTGGATCCCGAGACGGTGCGCCGTTGGGTTCGGGAGGGGAAGCTCAAGGCGGAGAAGGGGCAAGAGGGCCTCGCCAAGAAGTGGCTGATCGACCCCAAAGACTTGGACGCAATGATCGTCCCGACACTCCAGGCCGCTCTCAGCATCTCGAAGCTCGTGCTGGAAGGGGAGAGGCTGTTGGGGGTGGAGGGAGATCACCTGTCCTTTGTGAAGAGGAGCAAGGTCTGGCTTGGAACCCTCTTCTTGACCCTGCGCCAAGGGAGTCCAGCCATCACGAGGATCCTGTCTCTCCTCCCGGAACCTGACGCCTCGGGACACGTCTCCCGGCCCGCCCCCTTCCCGATCTCGCTGGGCGTGATGGACTTCTCTCTCCGTGGAGAGGGGATCATCGTCAACCTTGGGGATTGGGTCGACTGGGAGCCTGAAGGTGATTCCCTCGTCCGCACGTTCAAGATCGAGATCAGGTCTAATACCGCGCCCAAGAAGATCTCGGACCTCCCCGTCGTGAAGATCGAGACCCTCTACAACCTTCCACTCATGGACCACCGCCGGCTCCTGTGGCTCCGCAGGAAGCACCCTGAGAGAACCGCGGCGCTGGAGTCGGAAGCCCAGGACCATCTCTGCGAGGCCATCACGGCCCTCTACGACGAAGTGACCAAGGAGCTCGAGTAGCCATGCACCCCGAAGACCACGCGGTTCCCCTCCCGATCCTCTACAGCAGCACGGACCCTCCCAAGACCCGAGAGGAAGTCCAGGCGGACCTCGCCTTGGTGGCGGCCGCAGGAGAAGCCTGGAAGATCAAGGTCCCCGCCGACCAGTACGAGACGGCGAGGAACCTGAAGCGCAAGTACAAGGGCGGCAAGCGCCGGAGGGTTTGGTAGCCATGCCTGACCAAGACCCCACTCCAACCCGAAACATCCCCGTCTGAGATGGACCTCGAAGCCGTCCAGGATGCCCTCGCGGATCTGCAGACTCTGCTGGAGGCTCCGATCCCTGTGGCCAGGATCCGCAAGGAACTCCTGGCCAAAGCAATTCTCCTCCTCCAAGAAATGAAGGACCATGCGCCCACCCGAGACCATCATGCTCCACCAGGCCCGCTCCCCGCACACCCTGTCGGGGTTCGCCTTGGCTGCCCAAGGAGCCACGCAGAAGCTCCTGGCCTTCAAGGGGAACCCCAAGGATCCCTACATCCACATGGGCCAGGGGAAGGTCTCCGTGGACCCCAAGGACGAGGACTTCCTGACACAGCTCCAGGCCGACCTGGATAAGCACGGCAAGGCCCTCCTGACGATCCGATGGGGTGAGGCAGAGGATGCGTGGGACACCATCTGTATCTGTGCTGGAGCCGATCCAGGAGGTCCAAGCATCGTCGTCCTGTGGTTCGGACAGGACGCCCACGAGATGGTCCGGAAGGGGTCGGCGAAGCTCCGAGCACCGGAGTCGAATTGGGACGGCAGGACGGAGACCGTGGCGGGGATTCTGGGTGTCCTGCCCGAAGATCGTCAAGCCAACTGAGAGGGCCACGCCATGATCTTGAAGGACCCGCCACCCATGATCGATCCGGAGAAGACCAAGGTCCAGTTCACCTCGAACCTGGACCTTGTCTCGGTTCCAGGAAAGGGTGTCAAGTTGTCACCCATCAAACCCCGACCAGCTCTTTGGTCCCTCCAATCTGCCCACATCCTGGGGTTCATGGCCTGCTGCAGTTCCGCCCTGGCGGAAGCCCTGGGGCTCGGGAAGACGGCCTTCAACCTCTACATCCTGAGCTGCCTCTTGGCGATCTCCTGCCACGTTGTTCTGCTCGACGTTGTGCGAGCAAGGGACCACGGTATGAGCCAGGAGCGCATCTTCTGGGAGATCTCCTGGTCGGCCATGGTTTTCGTCGGCTGCATCGAGTGGGCTGCCGAGGGATTGAAGTAACCCACCATGACCTACTGCATCCCAGGGCAGCCCTTTGCCTGCACAGGGTCCCCGGACAGCATCATCTCTGCTCTGCGGGCACGGGGATTCGAGAACCCCATGCTGAAGGTCGGGATGCGAACCCACAACGTGGAGCTCCTCATCGAGCCGCACGAGGATGGTTGGAAGGCAGCCAACCTCCTGCGAGAACTTCTCCCCGCGGGCGTCCAGACGATCGGAGAAGAGGTCTACTGCATGCCTGGCCTTTGGGGACCTGGGGGTGACATCCGCCTCTCTCGCAACGCCACAGAGTGCCCCGACCCCGAGGAGTGCATGGACTTCCTGCGGGTTGGGAACCTGCTCGGGCACTCCGAGGATTTTGTCCGAGAGGTTCTGGTCGGCCCCCACGCGAGCGACCAGATGCGCACCTGTCCCTGCAAGAACGGGATCCCGTACCGGAACTTCCACAACTTCCTGGTGGCCCAGGGTTGCTACCAAGGCCCTTGCTGGAACCCATCCCCAGATCCCTACGCCTACTACCTTCGGCACGTGCAACGTGGATCTTGACCGCCAACTCTTCGTGGGGCACACTGCCCGCTCGTTCCCGCAACTCGTCGTCCTCACACGCACTCTTTGGTAAAGAAGCATTGCCGGTTCGAGTCCGGCCTGCGCGTCCCTGACGGGATGCGTGGTAGGGGAATGGTAGACCCAACCAGGACGACATCTCGGAACGAAACAAGGCCCAGGCTCCTCTCGGAGTTCTGGGCCTTCGACTTTCCAACAACTCGGGGAAACTGAGAGTAACCTCGTGAGTGCTTCTCACAATCCACCTCCACCTCCCCGCTCCAACTCTCCCTCCTCGGGAGCACGTTCAAGCCGCGATCGGCGCCCTGGCAGCTTGTGGCGTGCCAAGGAAACAGATCGCCAAGGCCCTCAACAATCTCGGAATCCCTTCCCTGCAAGGCCATCTCTGGCACACCACGAGCGTGTCTCGCGTGTTGGCCCGCAGGGAGTGATCACTTCGGCCACAGGCAGAGGTTCTGCAGCGACGGGTCGCACACCTGACCGGGCTGGCAGGGGCACGAGGGAGCACAGACGCCGTCGAAACGGCAGGTCGTGATCCCGCAGTCCTTGTGGGTGCACTGGCTTCCCGCGGTGCAGGATGCCACACAGACCGATCCAAGGGCCGAGCTCTTGCAGCTCAGGGAGGGGGATCCACAGGATCCATCGTCCAGACACTTGCCCCACATCTCGCCATCCTTGGGTGCACAGCCCGGACCAGGGCACCTCACAGGAGGAGCGACGATGATGTCGCCGGCAGCGGCAGGAACGGGCTTGGGTGCCGAGGGAGCGGGTGCACAGGCAGCGAGGCCCAGGAGCAGGGCGAAGATCGTCTTCATGGTGCTTGGAGGCTACAGGAAGCCCTCGGCCGGACTCGAACCGGCGTTTCCGGTTTACGGGACCGGAGTTCTACCAATTGAACTACAAGGGCGCTTCTGGTGGAAGTGTACCCGAGGATTTGTTCCCTCCGCCGGTCTGTATCCTGGCGAAGCATCAGGGCTCCCTCTCGAGGGGATCTGGGATTTTCCCGTTTCAGGGCTTGACGGGCTTGAGGCCGCTGCCTGTCACCTTGAACAGCCTGCCCGGCTTGTCCTTCGCCTTGGACTCGCGGGCCGCCTCGTCGAGCTGCTGTCGCAGTTCTGGGGAGCTTTGGCGGGTGGCGAGGGGATGGGTTTGGATCTCCCCAGAGGAGACGACGGTGCTCTTGTTGGTTCCCATGGTGTCCGGAGGATACTCCAGATCCGGATCGATCCAACGAACACCCCGCTGCACATCCCCTCCAAGGGTCTCTGACACTTGTGCCAGTTCCTCCGCCGTGAGCTCCTCCGGATCCTCTTCCCTCCCCACGGGAAGCGAAGGAGACCCCGAGAGGAATCGAAGGAACCTACGAACGGCTTGCCTCATCATGTCCTTGTCCTCCAGATTTTCATAACAAATGATCGCTAACCGTGCTCTACCGTGTACATTAGTACATGAGCAAGAGTTCAAGCGGTTCCCACAAGACGATCTACTGCTCCGGATGTCACCGTCCGATGCCCACGCCGAGGTATGAGCGGCTGACGCCCAAGCTGTGCAAGGCGTTGGAGGCCATCCGCAAGGCGTCCAAGGACGGGACAGAGTTCGCCAAGATCCCCGCCTACGAGTTCCAGGCTCTCCATCCTCGCCTGCGCCACTGGGGGCTCATCGAAGAGCAGACCCTCGTGCGGGACGATGGCTCCCCCAAGCGCCGCGCAGGATTCTGGCGGGTCACGGACGATGGCCTCCTCTTTCTTCAGGGGGATCTCGTCGTCGACGGCATCCTCCGTCTCGTGGAGGACAGGGTCGTCGAGCGACTGGGACCCCCGGTCGACATCCACAGCGCCCGCTACGGCTTGGCCCAGACGGCCAAGATCGGCGAGAGCCCAGACTCTGGCGGCCAGCTCTCCAAGGCCGACCAGGACTTCCTCGACTCCCAGGGTTGCCACGAGGACGGCTGGGGAGTAGATGTCGACGAGGACGAATAACTTGCGCCCACTTGTGTTAGACCGACCAAGGAGACCCAAGACCATGCAAGCCCAAGCCAGCCAGTGCCGCAACAAGATGAACCCCCTCGTCCTCCTCATGTTCCTGGGGACGATCTTCGCCACCATGTGCCCCTGGGGGGCGCTCAGGACCCCGCTGTTGACGCTGGCCTGGATCGGGGTGGCAGGAGTTGTTATCCTCGCCATCGACGACCTCAACAGGCCGCAAGGCTGGCAGCGAGGCGTGTGGCTCGAGATCATCTTCGGCCTGTACTTGGCCACCATCCTCGTCCGGGAGATCCTCTTCAAATGATCGTCGTCGTCCGACCCAACACCGAAGAGACGTCCAAGGCCAGCTTCTCGGACCGCATCCGAGATGCCAAAGAGCACGTCTCCAAGTATGGGGTTTTTCCTGGTGAGTCCAGGCGCGAGGCCATCTGCTCCCTGGCCCGCCTCACCCCAGTCGAGGAAGATCTGGCAGACACCCGAGGTCTTCTCCCGCCTGACCCTGTATGAGCCACGGCGAGGCTCAGGAGAGCTGAGTGAGCGTGATGACGAGGCCCGGGTTCGGGCCTTTTTCTTTGGTGGCTCCGAGTTCGACAATGCGGCTGTCGTCGTCCAACGCTCCTGCGGCCTGCAAAGCATCCAGCACCCAAGAGATGGGAGCGTCCACGTCACCGCAGGCGGTCGGGATATCCAGGTGGCGGGTTCTCGGCCACACAGCATGGAGGTTCAAGCGCCACAGGCCGGACTGGATCTTGGGGTGCTGGGCCTTCGCCCAAGCTGCCTCGATCGTCAAAACGAACGCCTTGAACTCGGGGCTGTTGATCGTCCTGGCCAACCCCCCACGCCCGACCAGGAGGTGCCTCCTGTTCTTCCTCGGAGGAGTCCCTGGGAGTGTCAGTGTGTAACCCATGGTTTATGCCATCTTTCCGCCGCCGTTGGTGAGGCCAAGGAGTTCCTGGACGCCTGTAAAGACGATCTTGCCAGCACCCTGGGCTACGGAGTTGGCGGCCATCTTCAGGCCGTCCGCGCCCCCTCCGCCTTGGGTGGCGTCGATGTACTGTTGGATCGTGGTCGTGATCACCTGGTTGTTGTAGACGTTGTTGATGTTGGGTCCGGCAACGGAACTGCGCTCGTTGCTGACCTCACCGAACTGTCCGTGTCCCTTGGTGGCACGGGCGAACACCCCCTTGGACAGGATGTCATCGTGGACCTTCCCATCGTCGTCTTTCAGGACGCCGGACAAGGAGGGGTCCAGGTTGGCGAGCTGCTTGTCCATCTTGGACTCCTTGCCGACCTTGTCGATGTCCAGCTCTTTCGAGAGCCGGTTGTACTCGCGGTCCTCGCTGGGCTTTCTGGCCTTCCCGAGCTTCCCCAGGGCATCGAAGCGAGCCTTGCGCCGCTCCTCATCCCAGTCGTCGCTGGCGAAGTGCTCCTTGCCCTTCTTCTTTTTCTTGCCGCTCGACCCAGACCCTCCGGTGCTCTTCCCGGAGCTCTCTTCCGCAGGGGGAGGAGGAACGGCAGCTTGCGGTTTCTTGGCGGGGGCGAAACCTCCCGTGTTCGTGATCTGGGGGCCAGACTCTGCGTCATCCTTGAGGGAGATCGACTTCGGCCCCATGTCTGCGAACTCGCGGACAGCATCAGGAACGATGTTTCCCCCACCAGGAACGCTGTCGGCCAGGTTGATGACCTGCCGGATGATCGCCTTCAGCGGCTCGAGGAGGCCATTGATCAGAGCTTGTCCGAGCTTGATCAGACCGCCTGTGATGTTCCCGGAGGTCAGGTCCGAGAACGCATCCACGAGGCCCGTGACCATCGTGGACAGACCCGAGACCGTAGAGGTCAGGATGTCGAAAGCACCCGAAGCCGTGCCCGTGATGTAGTCGACAACGGAAGTGATGACGGGCTTTAGGAACTCGATGACCGCCGTGACAGCATCGACGGCCGTCTTCACCGCGGACAGGGCCGTCACCAGGACAGTCTCGAGAGTCGCCGCGAGCTTGGTCGCG